TATTGTAGGCGATTGAGAAAGCCGTTGAGCCATTGTAAAAATATGATGATACATCAATATCAATGTCTATGTTGGAAGCAATCCCTGAGCTGTCTATGTATTGCTCATACCTAACCTCAAAAACTTCACCAGATACTGCACTCCTTTCAATTTTGACTAATTCTTGCCTTGACAGAGAATTGAACTCAAACGATAATAATTCTCTAATTTTAAAGCCTGAACCTGTATCGCTATAAAGCCCCATTTGTACTTCTTCAGGATTGACCGGTGCAGCTTGTAGTTGCAACTGAACATACCAAACATAATTTCCCGAATCTGGCACAGTGTACTGATAGGTTGTGTTGTCGTAGTTCCCACCATTATCAAAGTTGCCTCCTGTTGAATCATTAGCAGCAGGTAGTGTTTGTCCTGTGCTTAATGTAGTGGTTGCTGTTACTTGAGCCTGAAAAAGTCTATCTGTTACACCTGTAGGAGTTTCCGACAATCCGCCAAATGTATAAGGAACAACTAACCTTTTAAATTCATCACTTGTAAAAAAGGAATCGTCAGAATACTGATAGCCGTATGTGGTAAATATCTTATCAACTATGGTTTTGGCATACAAGCAAGGTGTGTGATCGTCAACCCTCCACTTGCTACAATCTTCTTCAATGGCTCGTTTTGGTCTTAACTGACTCCATACATAACCCACGCCATACTCAAAAGCCTCAGGGCTTCCATCTACATATATTTGAGAATCCCATGAGTCTGTTATGTTGGTGATGTTCACCGTGTGATTGTATTCTGAGAAATCAAGGTCTGCAAGTTTGGCGTTTTCAATGTCCGTGAAAAGGTTTGCACTCTCTCCGTGAATGGTCGCTTTGTATGCAATTAAGTTGTTGTTGCTGACCTCTATCTCTGTAAGCCTGATGAATCCCTCTATCTGTGGGAACTGGTCCACCAAAACAACACAAGACGCTTTTTTAGTAGGATCAAAATCAGGTGTAAACTGTCCGCTTCCTGTTATCTCATTACCAACCTCAAAAATATGACCAAGTAGTTGGTTGTTTACTTTCGTTGCCGGTATCGTTACCGTTTTAGAGTAGTCCGATGACCTCTGCTCTGGGTTGCGTATGTCAGCAATAGACCTTGTTATGGCAATATCAAAGTCAGGGGATAGCTCAACCTTCTCTCCGTTGATTAGAATTTCTATCATAGTCTTTGAGCCTTATCTGGGAAACTCAATTCTGCTTCAATGCTTAAATTAAACGCTTTATCATTTATGTGATACCTCTGCTCGTATTCTGCATCGGTTATGTTTATCGGGTACAACTCCCCATCATACAACCAAATTCTTGGACTCATTACCAACTCCCTTAACCAAACACTTTCTGCCTCTGTGATCAGGTTGCTGTTGAGTGTTATCCTTTGATTGCTCTCCGTGTAATATTGTGAAGTATTGAAGTCTTGGTTTGTATAGGCGTAATCCTGCCCGTCTAATGAATATGGGTTTTGTTTAAATGTTCTTCTGTCAATGCTGAAGTTATCTCTCCTGACCTTGTTAAATCTGAATGACTCAACTGCTCCCAATCTATTCAAAAAGAACACATCAACTGCATCGTACTTTGAACAACGCTCGTCTATGGTTATCGTATAAACTGATCCGACAAGATTATTCGAACTATCCTCTGGGCGAATCGTGTAACTCGTCGCACCCGTCGGTATGCCTCCCGAAATATTTGAACCAATCGGGACACGAGCCACATCGTCGGCTGCCACAGATATGGTGTTAGTACTACTATCAGAAAAAGTAACAAGTAGATGGTCGAGAGTACCATCGTGGAGAGCATAGAGCCAATCTTTTTGATCTCGGTATATTTTTTTTGCATTGTTGTTGGTTAAAAATGTAGCTGTGCTACTTGCCTCCATTAAATAATCACCCTCATCATAGTTTAAGAACTCTCTCGGTGATAGTGCAGCATTCCAAACAGTGTTTCCTGTCACAGTCAATTCTGCTAATGTCTGCTCTATTGGTGAAGTTGCTCCTGTGCTGTACTCGTAACCAAACTCTAATTTGTAATCAAAGAATGAGTTGCTGCAAGACTGAGAAGCTGTATCTGTAAAATCCCAATCGTGAGTGACGTAAGACTCCAACACACGAGCGATGTTGAACACGCCTCTATTGTTTGAGCCAAAGTGTAAAGGTACTTTTATTCTTGTGAGTAAATCATCGGATGTATTCTTGACATCGCAGATAAACTTAAAATTGAAATTGCCTGTTATACCGGTGGAAGTTTCTTGTACAACCCACAGATTATCATTATACGCTGGTTGATGTGTTCCACTTACTTGGTGACTTGCTGATAGTGCCATCTATTTATAATTAAGAAATCAAGCGAAGTGGCTGAATTAGAGCAGTTCGTTCAAACAAGCACAGACATAAGATTCAAAACCTGATGCAGCCGCCTTCTCTAATCGCTTCTGCCTCTGTTTGCTTATCGTGGTGTGAAATGCAAGAGTATTCAAAAACTCAGTGAGTGGCATCTCAAGAATAGCATCCCACTCCTGCCGTCTACCTCCTGCTAATCGGTCGACGAGTCCGAGCCATCCGAAAACATCTCCTTTGCTTTCTTCACCTCCGCCTTCAAATAGGTTAGGGTAGTTTTTAATAATTTCGGATAGAGTGCCGAAAAAAAAAGCGAGTATTTGTAAAACTGTGGTGCTGGTAGATCCTTGAAATTGTCAACCTTCCACTGATAGTCATCCTCTATCTTCCGCCCAAAGATGTTAACCCGGTATGATAAACAAGCAATGATTTTGTGCAATGCCTCTATCTTGTCGCTATCGCCTAATTCTTGCAGTTCAATAAAGTGGTGAGCCTCCATTGCTTTGGCATTCTTCACGAGTTTGAATCTTCTGCCCTTGTGTTTGAATGTCCATTTCAATCGGTGCTTTGGTTCTTGTTCTAAAAACGACAAGTCAATTTTCCTCAAGTCGTTTAGTGTCCACTTTTCAACTTCCTCATAAGTCAGCCCTTTAATTATCGCCACCGTGTGAGCTGTTTTCTCTATCGGGTTAAGGTCATCAGGAAGCTCCCCAATCTCTTGAAGCATTCCGATTGTAATATCTTTCCATTTAAGCATAATAAAAAAGTCCTGGTTTATTGTGTTGTTTGCAATCATTGGCAAGAGCAAGACTCATCACGCAGTCATCATGTAGTCCTTGTGGTGCTGTGTATCTCACTCCTGTTCTTGTGTATTCAAATTCAAAGTTACGCATTTCATCCGCAATCACCCCGTCAGGAAATTTAACTTTCTGCCCTTGTACCGCCACGACTAACCCCTCTATCAGTTGCTGCTTTGATTGACTCGTAAATTTAAAGCCTTTGATTCTTGGGTGTTGCCTTTGTAGTTGCTCAACGATAGGATCACCAACGCCCGTGCTATCCACAAATGCAGGTGTATTCCCTATGGTTGCTGTAATCTTCTGAAGTGTCTGACTCCAATCAGCTTGGAATCTGTCAAAGTGAACAACCTCTCCATTCTCGTTCAGTCCTATGATGACTGTCCAGTCTGTGTACTTGGCAAGGTCAATTCCGTAAGCCGTTGGTGTGCCGGTGCTTTGTTGAATACAAGCGTCAATGTTCTGATGTCCGAATGGGTTAGAATTATCGTCAGCAGGTTCAGCCAAATATAACTCTTTAAACACATACTCAGGTAAGTCACGTTTAGCTTGTTCTATCTCCTCACGTTCAATGATGCCCTCATCTGCCGCATCGTAAGCTGTGATTTTGAAATACTCCATGTTGGGATCACCAGACTTTGCCCTCTCTCCTAATTTGTAAAACCAATTCTTTTTTCCCTTGACGTTTCCGATGAGTTTGCATTTGCCTTGTGTTGCCGTTAGGGTTGAACGTAGAGCAAACCAAGAATCCTCTCTTGCTCTTGATGCCTCATCAAAGACTGCTGCATAAACATCATCCCCATAAAGGTTATCAGGCTTCTCTGCTGATTTAAATTCTATCCTTGAGCCTACCGGTGTTATTAGTGTCAACTTGCTTTCGTTAGATACAAAGAAGTTTTTCTCTGTCACCTGTGCCTTCATACGTCTAAATGCTATCTCCGCTTGTTGGTAGACAGGAGCAACCCACCAAACCGATTGATTCTCCTTAAGGCTTAAACTCTGCTCAAACAACCAAATGATATGACTTGCCGTTTTACCCGTCTTAGTAGATGCTGCCGTTATCGTGTAACGTGCCTCACTATCCAAGATGGCTTTTTGATAAGTGGTTAACTTTGGTCTTGAGTAGTTTATTTGCATACTTGCCGCAATAGGTCTACACGCTTTTTGTTTATGGTATCAAGGTTGTGATGTTGGTGGCAATACTGGTAATTAATCTCACCTACCTCTTTGACTTTGTCAGACTTGATCAGATTTCCAATCTCCGACCAATCGTTGTTCTTGACAAAGAAACATCCGAGGTTGTCACGGTGGTTTGTGTATGGCTCAACTGCACTAACAAAGATGGGCAACTTGTACGCTGCCGCTTCCAGAATCTTCAGCTCTGATTTGTATCGGTTAAACTTAGTCGGAAGTAGTGGAGCAATACAGATGTCTATCTCGGAGTAATACTTGCCGAACTCATTGGCTTTTGTTCCTACCCTTGTCTGAAACCACTCAGGGCGTTTATGTCTTGGCTGCCCTGTGATTGCTTTCTCCATTGTTGCCCAATCGGGAACGTTCTCATGGAAGCCACACATTAAAAATCTCGCTCCGTATTCCTCACAGATAGGCTTTATTTTGTCGCTGAGCAACTTTAAGTCTTCGGTGTGAGATAACCCTCCCACCCAACCGATAGTGAAAGGATGCTCTGTTTCTGCTTTCCATTGGCTTTGATTTAAGTCTAAAGCATTAGGGATAATCGTGACGTTTGTATTGAACTCTTTGACTTTCTCCTGAAGTTGTGGAGTTGTCACCATCACTGCATCTGCATAATGTAGGCTGTCTTTTATTCCGTTCTTGATAAACGCTCTGTAAAACTTGTAAGCTGGGTTGTGTTTAGGTATAATCCAATAATCATCAATATCAACAATGAAAGGGATTTTCTTTTTGGCAAGTATCGGAAGGATGTTGTATTGCAATCTTCCAAGCCATCGGTTGAATACCACGCAATCATATTTCTCAAAAGGTAGATCAGCCCATTCCCCTTGATCAACAGAAACATCAACTGTGATTCCGTAGTCTATTTGGATTTTGACGTATGGGGTGTATAGCCTGTGAAAGCTCACCCCATTCATGCCGTCAAGTAATAGAAGTACCCTCATTAGAAAGGCATATCATCCTTCTCCTTCGGTGGTCTTGGTACTGCCACATAATGCGTAGCCTTTGACCTGTCGTTTTGATGCTTGAGTTTCTGCACTCTGATTCTCACATCTCCGTACTTGTTAATCTCAAGCTTTCCGTCAGCAAGAGCTTGTTTGAATTTCTCCACGTTAATCGTGATGTTTAAGCCAAAGTCATCTGACCAGGCATTGCCTAAAAAAGTAATTTCATCCATATTAAAATAGCTTAGGTTTGTTTGCTTCTTTGATTCGCTCTTGTGCGATGTTGTAGTATTTCTCCTCCTTCTCTATTGCGATATATCTTCTCTTTGTGTTTATCGCTGCTACTGCTGTGCTTCCACTTCCACAGGTCAAATCAACTACAAGGTCATTCTCGTTGCTGTATGTCTTAATCAAGTCCTCAAGTAGTGCGATTGGTTTCTGTGTTGGGTGATAGCCGTTATAGTCCTTTTTATATTTGAGAATATTGCTCTTGTATTTCTTGCCTTCCAAAAGGTTGAAGGTACTTGCAAATTCTTCTTTGAATTTGTCATCTATTGGTTTAAGTTCAGCGAATGTTTTAAAGCCTTGCATTTGGTCAATCTTAAAATGCTCTATCAGTTCATTGTAGGTTGATTCTGTGCATAGGTCAAATTGAGAGGAGTTCGTTCTTAAAACATGGTCAGCCTTTTGTCCTATGATTTCAATTATTGTTTTTTTGTTCAATCCTATGAAATCCATCACTTGCTTAAAGTATTGCCTCAACGGATGCAGTCCCTCAAAATCGTGTTCTTTACTAAATACAAGTATATCCTCAAAGTATGAAACGGGTGCTTTCTTTGAACCTAAAGCATTTGCAAAACTATCTTTTTCCCAAATCATTCTGTAACTAAACGGCACGTTAGGTATTGCGTTAGTGATTAGTTTAGATGTATAAGGCTCTTGACTAAACAGAATGAGTTTGCCGTTCTTTCTAAGTATGCGGTTTGCAATGTTAAAAATGTCTTTCGGGTGAATAGTTTTATCCCAATTATTTATACCAAGTTTGCGACCTCCGTCTGTATCCATATTCCCGTAAGGGGGGTCAGTCAATATCAAATCAACTGAACCGCTTTCTATCTGTTCGCTTTGCTCTAAACAATCCCCGTGTAAAATCATTAGTCTAAATTAAGTGTCACGTTTACAACCTTAGCCTCTACGGTTGCGTCTACTGTTTCCTTTGGTTTACCATATACTCGACTCAACAAAGTGTCCATTGAATAGAGTGAGCCTTTCTCATACGATTTAATGATAGCCTTTGCAACTGTCTTTTCTAACATGGTTGCTCCTTCGTTTTTCAGAACCTTTTTTATCTCTTGTTCATCCATCGCCATGATAGCCTGAATGCTGTCGTTCACCTCTGAGAGCTTGTAGCCCTCCTCCTTCATCAAGGTGGTGAACTTCTTAGGTCTGCCCTCCATCCATCTTCTATCATCCTCACCTTTTTTGAATGGTTTTAAGTTTTCTTCGTTAGCCATATTTTCACAGATTATTCACAGATATTACGTTCATTCATCTTAACCTTATGGACAACTTTTAACATCTCTTTGTGTTGCTTTTTATCACCGTATTCGATGTGACAACTTCTGCACAATCCCATCAGGTTTTCAATCGTGTCTTTATTTCCTCCACCCATTCCACGAGCCTCGATGTGATGAATGTCAACGGCTGTATTGCTGCATAGTTCACAAGGTATCCAATCGGTGGGATGATAGTTCATTTCCTTAAGATATATTTTGGTGTGCTTCTTCACAGCCTAATGAGTTGACATTTCGTTCTCTGCTGAAGTTCGTTCATGTGAGCGTTGTGAGCATTAAAGTTTGTGCCTTGCTCTGCTTGGATATAGTGTTCTGTTAGTCCTTGATATAAAGCTCTGCCTCCATCTATGCCTAAAGTGTAAACTTGGTCAAACCGGTTCATCAGTAGTTCAAATGCAAATGAGCTTGAATTGAATGTTCTGAATGTGTAATGCCCAATATTGGGATCAATCTTAAACTGCACAAAGATGGTGTTGTCATATATCTTAGCATTGCAGGTTCTGGTTAGAATAAAACGTGCCTTGTATTTTCCGTTTATGTATTTATGTGGTTCGTTATAAATCACAGGATCATGAAAGGCTGCTATATCTGCATAGCGTGTTTTTTCCAATGCTCCATTAATTGTCCAGACGTTGTAGTCTAACATCATAGAGGAATCCCACCTCTCAAGAGATGGACCAGTGCCAACAACAAGCCAAGGTTTATCCTTCGCCCAAGTCTGTTTTATTATCTGTGTTACGCACGACACGTCTTCTTCGCTTTTTTTTAACGGGTTGCTCGTCATCAGCGAGTGTGTTCAACTCTTTCTGCTGTGCTTCGGCTCTTATAATCATTGAGAGCATTCCCTCAACCACACAGTTACCGCACGTTGGGAGTGGTTTCCCCATCTCTTGTAAGTACACTGCTCTGAACTCCACGTTTTGTTCAGGTGTCATCTTTAGCACTTGTGTTTCTTTCCATTTCTGAAACACCGGCAACATCTCGGTTAGGATGAAGTCAATTTGTTCTTTGTTCATTTAGTATTCTTATTACTTTGGTGAGTGCCTCGTTGACTTCGCTCGGTCTTGGTTGACTTATGGCAAAGCCTCGTCTGTATTTTAAATGTCTTTCTAATGTGTCAATTACTTCTTTCAAATCCTTTAGTTCATACATATCTGTTCAATATCGCTGCTATCATTCCTGCCACAAATGAGAATAGAACTCCCTCCAAGGAGTGGAAGTACATAACACTCAACCAAAACGCAAGACATAGCTCACAGGTAAATGGCTTAACCTTGAGCCGATATGTCCAGTTTCTTACAAGAATTACTCCTGCGGAGGCGAGTCCTAATATCTCAAATATAAGGTTCATATTTTTTGAATTGTTTATTTGCTTTATACTTAATCTCGTTAATCACTTTATCTATCTCGTGCCTACTGATGCCAGTAGCTCTGCTGATTGATCGTGCTGATTTTGGTTTAATGTTTCGACCTCCCTCTGAGTATAATTTCCAGATTTTGGTGTGATACCAATCGTATTCTCGTAAGACAATGTCAATGCAGTAGTGCAGTATCTCGTTTCTGTAATCAACATCATGATCAGGAATCTCAAGTTTGGAGGAGTCCAACATTGGCTCTTGTTTGAATAATTTGTTGAACCTGGTGTATTGTCCGTAAGCCTGGTTAACCACGATGCGAATAACCAATCCCTCCCAATATCCGCTATTATATTTTTCCAATATCCAATCTTCATCCTTTTCGCAGATTATTAAAAACACCTCCTGATACAAATCATTGGCTTGGTGCTTCCCTATCTTCTCGCAAACTTCCCTCAACCATTCGGCTTTGGTAAGCTCGTTTATGATGTCGGCTTTTTTGATATGTCAAAGTTCTTTTCAATTTTAATATCTATTCAAGAAGTTTTACACAATAGTTGCACAGTCTTATCATTGCAGATGCTGTAAACCTCAAAGCCTTGTTTCATGTATTTCTTTGCATAGTAGATGACTTGCTTATCATTCTCAAGGATTATGTGAACGAACTCACGCCCCTTCCTGACTGTCAGCTCCATTGATTAACTCTAATATGGTTAACTCTTCTCTGTACACCTGAGGAATGTCCAGCCAATTCTCTACTCTTTTACATCCATTGATAACGCTTGAATGGTCACGATTAAAGATTGAACCTATCTTGACGGTGCTGAAATTCTTTCTATGCCTTAGATAATAGAACAAAGCGTGTCTAACGTTAACGATTGATCTGTCCCTCATTGGGCTTTTGAGTTCGTCTTCGGTGATTCCGTACTCATTAAGGATACGACCGTATAACTCGTGGCATCGTTCGACATTATTACCTTTGAGTTTTAGTATTTCATGCCTCATCTTGTGGATGGTCACTTGATACTCTCTCATTTGATTTCTCACTTTACGTTGATAGTTGTCGTGTTGCTTTTCTAATCGTGTCAGCTTTTGCTTTGCTGCAATGTATTCTGGATAAAAGTCTTTCATAGTTCTAAATAGTATGCCATACAGGCTGCCTTGTAAATAATTTCCTCGTCTAATTGTGAGCGTTTCTGTTTGTGTCCTCGCTCTCGTTTTAGTTTATAAAACCAAATGTTCTGATTGTCATTAATCATCTCCACTAACTCATCCACTCGCTTCTCATCAATCTTTGGCTTGTCCTCTAATTCCTCCCATGCCTTGCAAAGGAATGAAGGAAACACTGCCGCCCTTTTTGTTCTGACATTCTCCCAATTGCTTTTGGCTATGTCAAAGGCTGACATCTTTGGACTATTGTCAACCGGTGCTTCTATTGCCAAATACTCTCTTGGTTTTAGTTTTAAAGTGTGACTATTTTCTTTTATGTAGGCGTTCATAATGTCGCTTACAAATTTGACGTTGAGTTGCTGTGGTTGTCTGATCGTGTACTTGCCTAATAAGTATTCCCGAAAGGCTTTGTCCATCGTTTCGATTTCGCATCGTGCGAATCCGTCTTGAATAAACTCTATAAACTCTTTGCCTTGTTGTGGTGGCTTAATGCCTCCTAATGAACAGAGCTTTTTTAATCGCTCCAATATCATCTCCTGTGGTATATCCTGAATGTAGTTCATAATAATTTGCCTTGTATCAATCCTGGTTTACTCCATTGGTCTGCCATTGCTTTGGCTATTCCTGGAAATGTTTGACTTCTGATTTTCCATCTGTCCTTGCCTTCTTTAAGCGCTTTGTAAAACCAAAGTGGTTGACGTTTCTTTTTTCCTGTTTTTTTATCTATCCATTCAAAAAACTCTCCTTTACTTACAATCTTAGTCGGTTTCAAAAGTGGTAAATTTTTTAACCATAAACAAGTGGATTTCTGAAAAGCATCTCCAAACATATAAGGCTGAATGATTTGGTCATAAGGTCGTATGTAATTTGGTATCACTCCCAATGGATTCTCTATTGCTATCTTGTCAATTGGTGCTGACATTAAAGCCTTCACAAAATCAATCGCTTCTTTTTGTCTGCCGTCTTTAATCTTTTCTTCAAACCATGCCGCACCACTTAAAGCCAAATGTGTGCAAGGTGGAAAGGCAATCATCATATCCCATCCATCGTTTATAATATCAAACACATCACCGGTGTAGTGTGGTCCAGGCACATCGGTAGGTAAAAGATCACAACTCATTGCATCATGTCCAAGTTTTATAAACTCATCACGAACTGCTCCGCTATATTCACAAGCTACAAGTACCCTCATAATGTCCAGTTGTCTAATTCGTTCTGACTATCCGCATACGGCAGCTTTTCATCCTCGTATCTCTTTTGATTTAAATACGTTGTAAAGTTAGGAAGATAATCTGTCTTTTGTGCTGCAATGTGATTCTTGAGAAACAATGGTAGGTGTTCCCTTATCTTTTCAAGCTCTGCCTTTTTTAACTTTCCAAACTTAGCAGCTGCATCTTTCTTACTTCCAGGTTGTCTACTTGATACCTTGCTGTAAATTTTCCAAACTTCCGCAAAAATATCTTCATTCTTATTTTTAATTA